TGGTGCCGGTGGTGGTGGGGGCGGCTGGTTAGCTGGCTCTGGCGGCGGTGTAGGCATCTACGGCGAAGGTGCCAGTGGCACAGGCGGTGACGGCAGCAGCAACAATGGCAATAGTGGCGGTCATGGCGGATCAGGCGGCGGAGACGGTGGTAGCTATAACGATACTACATCTTCCACCGCAAGTAAGTACGGTGGGGCTAGTGGTTATCAGATAGGTAGCCTTTGGCAAAGTAATGCTGAAGGCCAAGGTGCCGATGGTGGTGTCCGTGTCATTTGGGGTACTGGGCGATCCTTCCCGTCTACAAGCGTCGATGCGGCTAGTAGCACTGCTGGCGAAGATACGACAACCTACACATAAACACCTTCTATACGGCCCTCAGAAGCTCACACAGAGCCTCTGGGGGTCTTCCCTATATAACTACTCACCCAAGCCCGTAACGGCTCTCAGGAGGCTCATATGGCCAACAAAGATTGGGACCGTACGGACTACATCGAGGAAGACGTAAGGCGTCACTCGGAGGAAATCCGTGCGATAACCAAAATAGCTACAGAAAACACTGCGGCTATCCGTGAAATGATCAAAGAGATCGACCGACGACAAGCGCTACTGGACGACCACGAACTACGTCTTCGGAACCTAGAGACGTGGAAGTCTCGCTCAATGATTTACTGGGGAATTGCAATAGCAGTGACCGTCTTCTTGGCGACCACAGTTATCCCCGACCTGATCCCCTTGGCTTTCAAGGCGGCACAGCTTCCTACCAGCCCCAACGGGCTAACACTACAGACCCCCAAATAAGGATAAGCTATGTCACACACTAAGACCTGCAAGCAATGCGGGACCGAGTTCACAACGAACAAGAAAAATAAATCAGTCTGCTCGGTGGTATGTCAGAAAGACAACCAACGGAGAATGAACCGTGAGTACGCTCAGCGAAACGCTGCGGCTCACGCACAACGATCACAAGAGTGGCGAAACAACCTTACGGAAGAACAACGGGCCGACGTAAACGACCAAAGAAACGCACGTAGGGCACCCGCAAACGCAAATACTAAGGAAGAAGCAAAAAGACTAAGGAACGTCCTCGACGCCTTGGAGCTGACCCCTGCAAACCTTCCCCGTATCGCAAGTATGATCGACTACATCGAAGCGGATGAGCGTCTAGCTTTCATCCTCGATTGGTACTGGCTCTCAGACGCAAAGGAATACCTTGATGAGCACAATTAAGAACTCGCTGGACCTGATCCAGCAACTCACCGTTGACCACCTGATTGAGCGCTTTCGGTCCGGTGACATATCACCCCAAGAACTCAACATCGCTCGTACCCTGCTCAAGGACAACCATATTATCGTGGCACCTGAGAAAGCCGACACCATGGGCACCTTGAGTACCCTCTTGCCTGACTTTGGAGCAGACGACGAAGCCGATGACCAAACAACCTTCAACTAATAACCTCGAAAAGATCAAGGGAGACTTCAGGCTTTTCACGTACGTCCTGTGGAAACACCTGAACCTCCCTGATCCTACTCCCGTCCAATACGACATCGCTCAGTTCCTGCAAGATGGCCCTAAGCGTTCCATGATCTCCGCATTCCGTGGCGTCGGAAAATCATGGCTTACCTCTGCGTACGTCGTATGGATCCTCTTGAATGACCCCGACAAGAAAATCATGGTAGTCTCTGCGTCTAAGGACAGAGCGGACGCCTTCTCGGTTTTCTGTAAGCGGATCATCGCTGAGCTAGACATTTGTCAACATCTGATGCCCGGTCCAGATCAACGCTCATCTAACCTCTCATTCGACGTTGGCCCCGCTAGGGCTGACCACTCCCCCTCAGTTAAATCTACGGGTATCTCAGGGCAGCTCACGGGTTCTCGTGCAGACATCCTGATTGCCGATGACGTAGAGGTCGCTAACAACAGTGACACTCAGGGTGCCCGTGACAAGCTCTCAGAGAGCGTCAGGGAGTTCGACGCTATCCTCAAGCCTCTGGATACCTCTCGTATCATCTACTTGGGTACCCCACAGAACGAAGATAGCCTCTACAACAAGCTACCTGAGCGTGGATATGAGATCCGTGTGTGGCCTGCGGAGATGCCTGAGGAAGCAAACATCCCCAAGTACCGGGATACGTTGTCTCCATTCATCTCTAAGCTCGGCCTGAAGGAAGGCGAACCTACAGATCCCCAGCGGTTTGACGCAGAGGACCTGATGGAACGTAAGGCGTCCTACGGTAGAGCCGGTTACCAGCTACAGTTCATGCTTAACACTGCCCTAGCTGATGAGGAGAAGTATCCTCTGAAGATGCGGGACCTCATGATCACTGATTTGGACCCTGAACAGGCCCCAATGACTTGGAACTGGCAACCCCACCCCAAGAACCGCCTAGATCTCCCTAACTTAGCTATGTCTGGCGACTATATGCACGGTCCGGCAGGGTTTAACGAGGTCCATGCCCCATATCAGGGTATAATCATGGCGGTTGACCCCTCTGGTAGGGGTGCCGATGAGACAGGCTACGCAATTACAGCCCATCTTAACGGCTATACGTACGTGTTACGCTGTGGTGGCTTTGCCGGGGGCTACGACGAACAGACTGTACTCAACCCTCTGGCTATTCTGGCAAAGCAATACAAGGTAAACAAGATTGTCGTGGAGAGTAACTTCGGTGACGGTCTGTTTACCAAGGTGTTCCAAGAGGTAGTCCACCGGATATACGGCTGTGGTATCGAAGAGGTACGTCATCACACTCAGAAGGAGATGCGTATCGCTGACACTCTCGAACCTGTCATGAATAAACACCGTATGGTATTTGACACCAAGGTAATCGAAGAGGACTACAGGACAATCCAGAAGTATGACCAAGAAAAGAGACTAAGCAAGTCCCTTATCTACCAGATGTCCCGTCTCACCCGTGAGCGTGGGTGTCTCCGTCATGACGATAGACTTGATGCACTGGCGATGGCTGTAGCCTTCTGGTCCGAAGCTAACGCTCAGAATGAACAGAAGGGTGTAGACCGGATGGTCAAGAAGAGACGTGAAGAGATGGCTAGAGACTACTTCAAGAGTATGAAGATGAATAGCTTTTCCAGCATCTCCCACCTAGAGAAGCCCCGATGGGGAGGGTAGCGTACACTCCCAAGTGATCAGTATGATCACCCCGGTATCACTGTCTGTAATTAATACGTAGACTATATGGAAATACCCCCGGTTGTACCTATAGTAGTAACTTAAGATACACGATAGGAGAACTACGGGGGTACGTTAGGAGGAAGACGATGTAGATAATAACCCTACACTGTCCTTACGTCACATGATTGATGTTACCTCCAATTATATACAACAGGGTTCTCCTTCCCTGTCTGTACTGATCCCTCCTTTGACCCATTGTGGTGATGGCGAGGAGGGGTCTCACACCACAAAGGAGACACCACAACAGACAAGAAGGAACACACCCATGTACACACGATCATGCGCACACCATAAGTGCGACCAAGAGTTTACCACTAACTACCCGACAAAGAAGTATTGCAGCCAAAGTTGCAAGGTAGCAGCCTATAGCGCTCGATATAGAGAAGCGAACCCAGACAAGGTAGCAGCCTATAAAAAACGCTGGGATCAAGCTAACCCAGACAAGGTAGCAGCCCGTAAAAAACGCTGGAAGCAAGCTAACCATGAAAAAGTACAAGAGTATCACAAGGACCGCTACCACAACCGCGCAGTACCCCTCGGGCAGCGCCTACAGGAGCGCCTTGACGGCCTCTTCCGGGCTCAAGCGGCTGTTGACCCCTCACGTCTCCCTCAGTTAGCCTCACGGGTCCTCTCGTGGCGTCCTAAGGGGTACATAGAGGTAGTAAAGTACGCCCTGCACCCACACGGTCCCCTTGAGAGAGACTGGTTGTACTACGCTGAGATGTCCCCTGAGGAGGCCGTGGTGGTCTACGCTCGGGAGGACTGAGTAAACACCGTGAGAGATACCTCTAATTGTAGGGGGTCTCTCAAATGGGGCAAATTTCTGAGGACCCTATAATTATACGTAGAATGCGAGTTCCCCCCCGTGGGGTACCCTCAAGGTAGAACCCTCGACGCTCGATGTATCTCAATCGGATACCTCGGGGCGGTCGTCGAGCATTCTATTCGACAGTGCCTCATAAAAACCTAGCGTTATCAGTGAGTTAGCTCACGTTGCCGCCTAATCATCATTCGACTACCCTAGTATATCGAGGGATCTTTGCGTGCACCGCAAGGAGATCTTTGCGTGACCCGCATGAATGCACAAGTGTGCATGATTGTGTGGTCCTTTACTGTTTTTGTGCATTATGCTCACACTCATGGTACACTTGTACCATCCCTCACGGTACCACCCACGGCATCCCTCACGTTATACATAGGGGCACGCACAGCCCCAAGCGATGAACCATCGCCCCTTTTATTTTTTTTCATGTGACCCCCTTGCGTTATCCTGAGGGATGTATATATTCCCCTTATCGACAACGACACGAACTCGCAAGGACTGACACCATGACCAACGCTCAGCAAACCATCGACGCCCGTCTCTCTGCCGCTTGTGATGCAGCACATGAAGCACTCGTAAAGAGCTTCTCAGCGGCGAACATGGACGCACTGGAACGTGCTCATAAGAAGTACAGCGATTTCCTACGTGAGGTCTACCCGGGTTAAAATAATTCATTTAGGGGGTTGCATT